AACTACAGCGACGATTCCGTCGACGACGTCGACGAAGCACACATCGCGGCCCGTTACCCTACGGCCATCGATTACAGCGCTTAGTCCGTCGACCAGAGCTCCGGAGGCAGCTCCGGAGCTCGCGCCGATTGACTAATCGGAAAACAACCACCTAACCAGAAAGACAACCACCCATGACGTTTACCCAAACGCGGCCGAAGACTGGTCGTACCGTCCGCGATGCGGCCGCCGAGACCACTAGCGCCATCCTGGCCCAACTAGAGGCCGGTACGGTGCCATGGCAGAGACCGTGGTCCGCCGGACCGGTGCGCGTCCCTACCAGCCTGAGTACCGGCAAACCGTACCGTGGCATTAACGTTTTCTTGCTTGACTTTGAAGCGATGGCCAAAGGCTACGCGTCGCCCTACTGGGGCACGTATCGCCAGATCGGCGAGCGAGGTGGCCAAGTCCGTAAGGGCGAGAAATCGACTCAGATAGTCTTCTGGAAACTGCTTGACAAGACGGAGACCGTCGACGGTAAGGCGGTGGCACGCAAGATTCCGTTGCTCCGTCTCTTCCATGTGTTCAATGTGGCGCAGTGTGATTGGAGTGATGACGCTAGGTTGCCTCAGGTACCGGAGACCAACCCGGTAGAGGCCATCGAGCACGCCGCCCAGCTGGTCGCCGGATACCTGGCCACTGGGCCCACCCTCGCTCATGGTGGCGATAGCGCCTACTACCGGCCCGCTACGGACGCGGTGCAAATGCCAGAGATGAGCGCGTTTGAATCGGCCGAGCACTATTACAGCACGCTGTACCATGAGCTCACCCATAGCACGGGGCACGATACGCGGCTTAAGCGTGATGGCATCGCTCAGGGTACGTTCGGCCGCTTTGGCGACGCGGTCTACAGCTTCGAAGAGTTGGTAGCGGAGATGGGGGCGGCTATGTGCTGCCTCCTGGCTGGAATCAATCAGGCGGCTACGTTACCCAGTAGCGCTAGCTACCTCGCTCACTGGGTCTCCGCCTTGCGCGGCGATGCCAGTCTGATTATCAAGGCCGCTAGCGCCGCCCAGAAGGCGGTAGACCGCCTGGCCGGTACCACCTTCGAAGAGGACTGATCAATGTAGGCGCTAGGGGTGACTTGACCTAGAGTCACCTCTAGTGCTACATTAGCAACCACAACCACCAAACGCAGGGAAACAACCACCATGGCAGCAATCACCCTAACTCGCTCGGCCGCTCGCGCCCTACGGGCCGCCGATATCCATCTGATCGATCTAGATGACGCGCTCGACATCTGGGCGGACTGGCGCATTACTGCCGGCCGCGCCGCCTCTAAGGCGCGCCGCACTCCCGTTATGACTCCACCTAGCGCCAACGTCAAGTTTGGCAAGGATGGTGACATCCTGACGTTTGGTTGGTCGTTCGCTCAGGATAAAACCTCAGGTACCTGGAATATGTGCCCCTTTGCCACGCCTGCCTGCCGCGCCGGTTGCGTGGCCAAGGCCGGCAAGGGCGAACTAGATAGCGTCAAGGCGGGGCGCAAGCTGCGCACCGATTTTCTCCTGGCCCATCCGTCCGCCTTCGTAACCATCGCCGTACACGAGATCGCGGCCGCGGTGCGTCGCTACGGTGCCGACCGCGTCGCCGTGCGGCTCAATGCGTTCAGTGACCAACGGTGGGAGCAGCTGGTTCCGTGGCTGTTCACCATGTTTCCGGAGGTGCAGTTTTATGACTACACCAAAGACTGGTCCCGCACCGAACTACCCGCGAATTATCACTTGACCTATAGCGTCTCAGAGGTGACGACGGACGCCGCCACCATCGCCGTACTCGAGACGGGCCGCAACGTGGCGGTTGTCTTCGATACCAAACGCGGCCAGCCGCTACCGGCGACCTATCTGGGGTTCCGCGTCATCGATGGCGATAAGAGTGATGCTCGTCATCTTGATCCTCGCGGCGTAGTGGTGGGCCTGCGGGCCAAAGGTCGCATGATTGGCGACACCTCTGGAATGGTGAAGGCCGCCTGACTTGCCTATCGTCTCACCGTATGCTACATTAGTTCTCAGCAACCAAACAACGAAGGGAAACAACCACCATGGATTTCGAAGAACTACTGGCCGAGCTGGACCCGACCGGGGAATGGGAGACCGACGGCTACGGCCTGGATTCCTGCCTGGTCCACTGCACCACCATCGAGCAGGATTGCCCGCGTTGCCCTGAGTGTGGGGCCGCCAATCCTCTAGTGGTCGCGGGGCTCATCTGATGACCCCCTACTACCCCACCCATAGCCCCCGCCGCCGGATTGAAATTCTCTTCTGGTGGGCTCTCAGCCTGACCGCCCTGATGGTGGACCTGGCCATCCTGGTCGCCGATAGTTTCGCCGTCCTGGCCATTGTGGGCGCCCTGGTGACCATCGTCGTCGGGGTGGTCTGGGCCCGGCAGGTGCGGTCGTGACCGCCCCGAACGCCGAATATGCGGACACCCTACCGATGCCGAGGTGCCCCCACGGATGCCGTGGCAGGATGCGGTGGATTGAAGATCAGTGGTTCTGTCCGTCCTGCGGTTCCGAATGGCACGGCCACAGTGGCTACGGAGATCACGGACCCTGGGAGCGCATCACTGAGCGAGTGACGGGCGGCAAAACCGTGTACTGGCGCAGGCGCATGGCCGACGACTACTGGCTTACGGTGGCCCGTCAACCTGAAGGGTGGGAATGGAAGCTCCGACGCTATAAGCCAAGTGAAGTGCTTGAGGACGGAACGACAAGGACCGTCCAGCAAGCCAAGGCTGAGGTTCTGGACGCCTGGTATCTGAGCGAAGTGGTCGCCCAGATCGATAGTTCGGAGGTGCGGCCGTGACCCCCGAGCCCACCATCGCCGACGTGCTGGCCGAGATCCGCGTCCTGGCCCTGGAGATGCGGGCCGGCTTCGCCGAGGTCCGCGCCTCCGTCGCCGACGGCCGGACGGAGGTGTCCAACCTCCGTCAGACCGTCCACGACCTGGAGCACGCCATGCGCGACCTGTGGACCGAGCACCTGAGCCATTCCCACCCCGAGGAAACTCCGTGAGCTGGCTGAACCTGCTGTGGTTGGTTCCGGCCATCTTCGTGGGCACCATGGCCTTCCTCTCGCTGCAATGGCGCCTGATGAGCTGGTTGGGCCGGCGCCATAGCCATGGCCTCGAGGTGTGGAGCGAGCGCCTCTTCCCCGGTATCGGCGGTCCGAAGGAGCCGAAGTGACCGAACAGCTGACCATCCCCGACATCGCCGAGCGGCTGGGCCTGTCCGTCTCGGCGGTGCGGGCCCACCGCCAGCGCGGCACCCTGCCGGCCCCCGACGGCCTGCTGGGCCGGACCCCGTTCTGGTGGGCGACCACCATCGCCGCCTGGATGGCCTCCCGGCGCCCTCGAGGCCGCCCGGCCGACACCTGGACCCCGGAGCACCGCGCCGCCCACAGCCGGGCCATGAAGGCCTCGAGAAGGGCTCCCCTCGAGGCGGCCGAGGGGTGAGCCCTCCCCTGCCACCGAACGCCGATAATGAGTGCGCCCCGCCCTGCGGGAAGCTGGGTCACGATCCCGAGCGCATCGTATGGATGTGCGTGCTTCCAGACGGACACGACGGCGATTGCTCATATGAGCAGCGGGCGGGACGACTGCCCCACATCGACAGCTCGGAGGCCCCAGCTGCCCAATAAGACCGACCGGGCCACCCTGGACCGCCTGGAGGCCGTGGCCGCCCAGCATCGGGAGGTGGCCGCGGCCCAGAAGGCGCTGCGGGTCCGGCGGGACTTCCTGATCATCGCCGCCGTGCGTCGCGGTATCCCCTACCGGGCCATCGCCCAGGCGGCCGGCGTGCACTACACCCGCATCCAGCAATTGGCCGAGGCCGGCGACGAGGTATCCGGCCAGGCCGATGTGGAAACCAAACCCCGGCGTAAGCCGAAAAAGAAGAAATCGTGACCCCCGGGTGTAGAGCCCACTCTACGGAGTATTTGGTGACGCAGAGCAACGTTGCCCCTCTCACTCCCCCACCAGTGAGAAGGGCAATAGCGGTTGCCTTAGGGGCCCCCGTTGACGATTTGCTTCACCCGGGTCCGCGACACCCCGGCTGCCACCCCGACCTGGGTGTAGGTCAGGCCGGCCTCAATTCCCGCCCTGACCAGGCCGTACAGCCGGTCTCGAGCCTCGCGGGTTTGCTGTTCCAGCCGGTGATATTCGCCGGCCAGCACGGTGACTTGACGGATCAGATCGGCGGCTTCCACCACCAATGCCAGCTCCCTTCCTCGCTGGTAGGAACGTCTAAATGGTTGGGTTTCTTATTTTTTCAGCCTCCTTCTATACCCTTTACGCCGCCCTCATCCGCCGTTAGTCTCGCCTTGATACCACACCCCTATAGCGAAAGGGCACTTCCCCATTGCCGAAACGAATGGATTTGGGCGCCGCCAGCCTGCAATGCCGGACCTATGGGCACGCCTGGTCGGAATACTCCCGCGGTGACTTGCCGGCGGTGGTGGGCTGGCGCCTGACGCTGCGCTGCGACCGCTGCACCACCGAGCGCCACGACGTCATCGACCTGATCGGCGAGCTGCAGAGCCGCCACTACGCCTACCCCGACGGCTACCGGGCCGACTTCGAGGACCACCGCTGGACCCTGCCGGAGTACCGCCAACGCCTCTACGAGCGCTTCAAGACCCGCTACGCGGCTTCCGCCTTGAAGGCGGTGTGATGGCCGAACCCCGGGTCACCGTCCGGCTCGAGAAGATCAGCCCGGCCATGGCCGACAAGTACCTGGGCACCCAGGTCCACAACCGGGCGCTGCGCGATCAACGGGTCGAGTACTGGGTGGCCATCATCCAGGCCGGCGAGTGGCGGGTCTCCAACGACGCCATCGCCTTCGACGTGGGTGGCCATCTGATCAACGGCCAGCACCGGCTGACGGCGGTGGTCGTGACCGGTGTGACACTCGAGTTCATCGTCGCCAGAAATCTGCCCACCGAGAACCAGGACATCATGGACTCCGGGCTGACCCGGGCCACCGCCGATGCCTTGAAGCTGCGGGGCGAGGTCAACGTCACCGCCCTGGCCGCCGGCCTGCGCTGGGAGGCCAAGCTGCGCATGATCGGGGCCCTGCCCGACGCCAGTGTGATCACCAATAAGTTTCCGGTGTCCACTCCCCAGTTGCTGGGCATCTTCGCCGAGGACGCCGACACCTGGCGGGAGTCGGTGCGGAAGATGCAGGTCATCATGCGCCAGGTCCGCATCCGGCCCGGGCCCGGCACCACCCTGTACCGCCGCTTCGGTCAGCTCGACGCCGACCATCGCGACGCCTTCTTCTACGCCCTGACCACCGGCGAGAACCTTTCCGGCAACGACCCCATCCTGCAGCTGCGCAATCTGCTGATGAACAGCCACGCCCGAGGCTTCAAGAAGATGGTCGACTACCGCGAGGTGGCGCTGGTAACCAAGGCCTGGAACATGTGGCGGGAGGGAGAGCACCGGGGTCAGCTGGTCTGGCATTACGGGGCCACCACCCGGGAGGAGTTCCCGCTGCCGCGGTGAATAGCGACCTCTTCGACTCCTGCAATCCCGACGATCCGGTCCGCTACTACGACCGGGACGGCCGCCAAATCAGCCTGCGCCAATGGGGCGAGATGAAGTACGGGTCCGACTACTACCGCATCGCCGACACCCGGGTCGGCCGGGTGCAGGTGTCCACGGTGTGGCTGGGCCTGGACCACCGCTTCGGTGAGGGCCCCCCCATCATCTTCGAGACCATGGTCTTCGGCGGCCCCCACGACGGCGAGCTGGAGCGCTACTGCACCGAGGCCGAGGCTCGCCTCGGCCATGACCACTGGGTGGCCCTCCAACGCCGCCCTCGAGCCCGCTGGCGGGCCTGGAAGGGCAACCACCTCGACGACCGGCGCCAGACCGACCTGGGGGAGTTCCTGATCCTGGCCGGCGTGGTGGGCAGCTTCGTGGCCGCCTCCTGGTGGTTCCTGATCCCCTCCCTGGTCGGCGGCTGGCTGTTCGGCGGGGCCGTCATGCGCCGGTACCTGGCCCGGCGTAGACGGCGCCCGATCAACCGTAAGTCAACAACAGAGTAATCCCGTTTCAGTTTCTATCAGTCCCCTTCAACCCCCAGTAAGGACACTGTCCTTGCAGGTCAGAGGGCATAAACGGGCTGGTCAGAGGGGGCGAAAGTAGACTTCCATTGCACTTTTCCAGGCGGGATAAACCACGATATTGTACCTACCATTTTTTTAGGCCCTCTGACCAGCACTTTCTCATTCCGATCGGAGAGGGGTCAGGGGAGTTTTATAATCTTGCCGCTGATCCTGGTATCCCCAGGCGGTGGCCACGGTGCTGCGTTGGGGGCGGTCCGGTTGAGGCATGAAGTGGCTGTAGACCCGCAGGGTGACGGCCGGGTTGGCGTGGCCCAGGTAGGCGGCCAGCTCAGGCAGGGGCATGCCGTCGGCGAGGTGCAGGCTGGCGTAGTGGTGGCGCAGCCGGTGAAAGGTGACGCCCGGGCCGAGGCCGGCCTCGCGACCCCGGGCCTTGATCAGGTGGTCGAAGTTGGAGGCCAGGTAGGGGCGGCCGGTCTTGGTCATCACCGTCAGCTGCACCTTCTGCGGGGAGAATCGGCGGTCATCGGTGGAGACCGGCACTTCCTGCTCGAAGGTGGGGAAGCGGGCCAGGTGGGCGGCGATGGCGTCGGTCACGATGGGCTCGACCGGGATTGTCCTATAGGACGATTGGGTCTTGGTCGGCCCCAGGTATGTGCCGATATGAGGCAGGCTTTTCAGCTGGCGATGGATATGGATTTCGTGACGAAGGAAATCCACCTTATCCACTGTTAAGCCCAGGACTTCACTGATCCTTAGGCCGGTCATGGCGGCTATCTTTACGCTCACTTGCACGTGGGCCGGCATGGCGTTGGCCAGTATTATCACCTCGTCAGTGGACAAGGCCGAGACCGGCGGCCGATGATCGCGGCGGATGGGTTTGCTCTTGAGCTGCCGAGTGATACCGGCCAGGATTTCATCATCGAGATGACGGTCGTCCACCGCCGCGGTCAGGCAACGCAGCAACCAGCTGGCCACCAGTCGGCGGGTGCTGGCCGCGTAATCCATCTGGTCATTGCGCCAGGCCTTTATCCGCAGGGCGGACAGTTCGCCGAGCAGCATGCCGCCCAGGCTGGGGAAGACCTGATTCTCGAAACCCCGGCGCATGCGGGCCAGGCTGTGGGGGCCCATCTCGCCCTCGAGGGCATCGAGCCATTCTTCGGCGAAGCGGCGCACGGTCACTTCGCCGGGGCGCAGCTCGAGGGTGCCTTCGCCGATGGCGTCGGCCTCGCAGGCCCGGGCCCAGGTCCAGGCCGCGTCGTAGTCGGTGAAGCTCCGTGAATGCTGTTTGCCCTCGGCGTCGCGGTAGCGGGCCTGGTAGCGGCCGTTCTTCGACTGGACATTCGGCATGACAGTCCCCTTTCGGTGCTGGTGGTTGTAGGGACAAGGATCATAACAGTCGCTCTCAGTCGCATCCAGTCGCTATCGAGTCAGAACCTCCAGAACGCCAAGGGCCTCAAGCTAAAACAGCCTCTTTACAGGGCTTTCAGCCGGTGGGATTATCCCTCGCATGCCCGACGAACCCGACCTTATGAGCAACGACGAGGTGGCCGCCTACCTGAAGATGGCGCCGGCCACCATCAAGTTCTGGCGTTATCAACGTAAAGGTCCACCCTTCCTGCGGGTGCCCGGCAGCCAGCAGGTTCTGTACAAACGCGACGAGGTTGAGGCCTGGCTGACGGCCGGTCAGATCGAGCCCACCCGGCGCAAGCGGGGCCGCCCGAAAAAATCCGTTTGTGCAGTTCCCTCCCGCCCAACCGAAGAACTAGAACGCAGAACGGCGGCCCGGTGAAGCGCCGGCCGAAGCAAATCGGTACGGAAGGGGAAACGGCGGTTGCTAGATACCTGTTGCAGTGGTTCCCGGGCATTCACCGTTTGGCCCCGGCCGGCGACGCCGACTGCGGCGACCTCGGTGGGGTGCCCGATCTCACCATCCAGGTCAAGGTCCGGCGGGAGCTGGCCCTGGCCGAGTGGGTGGACCAGTCCGCGGCCCAGGCTGCCCGGGCTGGTACCGCCGCTTACGTCGTAGTCCACAAACGGCGGGGCAAGGGCGACCCGGGCCAGTGGTATGTCACCACCCGGCTCGAGGTGTTTGCCCCCCTCTACGCCCAGCGGGCGCTGGCATGACTCGACGCGGCCAGGTTAAGGTGTGGCCGTCCCGACGGCACATGGTGATGCCTGGCTCCCCGGCGGCTTGGTGGTTGTCCGGATGGGTTGAGCGCCACCGCCGTCGGGACATCTCTTTTCGGCGACCATCTTCTTCAGTCGTAAAGCTCCGCCAGGCCGAGCTGTACGACTGGCAAGCGCGGGGCTGGCTGTAGGCCGGTCGGAGTGCGTCGGCTGTCCGCCCGGCCAGACGACTCGACGACCTGCAGCCACCCCGCAACACACATCCGAGACTTTCGTGACAAGAGGATCACACATGTCCGCTTCGCTGGTTTCTGAACCGACCTTGCCCCCGGTACTGCTGCTTCCCGTCAGCTATCGCGACCGCCGCTACGGCGAGAACGTCTTCATCCATGTCGGCCTGAACTTCGGGGACCAGACCGAGATGGACCAGGTGTTGGCCGCCTTCAGGGAGGGGCGATGACCAGTCCCAAGTGGGCGGTGGATATCAATCGCACCCGCTGGTACCGCCATCCCACCCGCCATGACGGCAAGCCGGTCTACCGGTCCATCACCAGCGTGGTGGGAGCCCTGCCCAAACCGGCGCTGCCGGCCTGGGCGGCCAACACCGTGGCCGAATACGCCGTGCTGCACAACGACGTGATCGCCGGCCTGCCCACCGACGACGCCTACCGGCTGCTCAAGAACATTCCCTGGCAGAACCGGGACAAGGCCGCCGGGCGCGGCTCGGAGGTCCACCAGGTCATCGACAACATGGTCAACGGCGAGGACTACGACGTCGAGGCCAGCGTGGAGCCGTGGATCGCGGCGGCCACCACCTTCGTCAAGGAGGTCCGACCGGAGCCGGAGCTGACCGAGACCACCGTCTACAACGAGAAGCATCTCTTCGCCGGGTCGTTTGATTTTCTGGGTCGGCTGAAAACCTTCCCCGAGCTGGGCCGGTGTTTGATTGATTGGAAAACCTCCAAGGGCGTGTACCCCGACATGGGGGTGCAGGTGGTGGGCGGCTACGCCCTGGGCGCCGACTACGCCCTCGACGCCGACGACGGGGAGCTGCCCTGGCAGCCGCCGGACTCGGCTGCGGTGGTGCACCTGACCGAAGCCGGCTACGAGATCCGCCCGGTGCCCATGGACAAAGCCTTCTACCGGGCTTTCCTGGCCGCCCTGGAGATCCGCAAGTGGGAAAAGGACGGACCCAAGCTGGGCGATCCCCTCGAGGTGCCGGTGGTGTGCAAGTACCCGCCGGGCGAGGAGCCCTGGGATCTGGTGCTGCTCCGCCAGCGCATCGCCCAGCTGTCCCTGGAGCAGAAGCTGCACTGCTCTCTGCAGCTGCGCGAGGCCGGCATCCCCACCAACCCCAACAAGATGACGGCGAAGCACGTCGAGGCCGCCCTCGGCATGGTCGGCGTCTATTTGATGAGCGATCCCGACGCCCCCGTCCTGGCCCGCTAGTCCACACCGTTATCCCCAGCCGCCGGGACTTATCCACACGAAATTCACCCAGTAAACGGTCTTGCTGCCCACAGTTACCGCGCTGTAAGTACGTCATTGTAAGGAGAAAGGAACCACCATGGCAGACATCTACGACGACCCCGAACTGGCCGACCCCACCGATACCGGCGACTTCCCACCCACCCTCAAGTTCAACAACATCGGCGACCGGGCCCGCGGCGTGGTCTCCGCCGTCGGCCGCTTCGACGGCAAAGGTCAGAAGCCGGCCCTCAAGTACACCCTCACCGACGTGAAGGCCAAGCAGAACGGGGTGCAGTCCACCCATCCGTCGGCCGAGATCATCGCCGGCTCCAAGAACCTGAAGGGCCAGATGATGACGCTCAAACCTCGCCCCGGTGACAGCCTGGACATCGAGCTGGTCGAGTTCCGGCCCAGCCAGTACGCCAGCCCCACCAAGATCTACAACATCGTGGTCCAGCGGACCGACGCCTCCGCAGCCATGGCCGTGGTCAACGGCGACGCCGAGGAGAACGACGAAGAAGATCTCTTCGCATGACCCCAGACGCCGATCACGGGGGCACCGTCCCGTTCGACTACGGCGACGGCATCGACCGCCCGAACTACGCCCCTACCGCCGACTCTGGGCGCGTTATCTGGAACAGGGAAACGATGCACGGCCCGTCCGTGGTGCCCGCTAACGTCGACTCAGGGCGCGTTATGACCTTCGCCGAAGTCTCGGCCGTGAACCGTGCCCGCTGCCTGCGGTGGCACCCTGGTTTCCCTGATGACGAGGACTGGTCACTGGCCGACTGGTGCCTGGCGATGGTTGGCGAAGCGGGCGAAGCGGCCAACGTCGTCAAGAAGATTCACCGCCAGAAGTACGGGCTGCGTGGCCGACTTGACCCGCCGATAGCGGAACTGGCCGAAGCCTTGGCCGAGGAACTCGCCGACGTGTACCTCTACCTTGACCTGCTCGCCGCCAAGGCAGGGATCGACCTGCCCGCTGCCATCGTGGCGAAGTTCAACAAGGTTTCGGAGCGCCAAGGCTTCCCCGACAGGCTGCCCCCAAACGACAGGTCGAGGGCATCGTGAAGACTGATCGCCCCATGCCCGACGTGGATCGGGCTATCACCTGGCTGCAGAACATGTACGGGGCCACCACGCAGGGCTGGATCACCCTCTTTAGCGTGGACCGCGAGACCGGCAAACGCCGGGTGGAGTGGGTGGAGGTGGACCGCATCCCGGCCCTGCTGGTGCCCATCGGCACCCTCGGCGCCCGCGGCGACGTGTGGTTCGGGGTGGCGCCGCGGACCATACGTCTCGACGGTGGCGCCCGGGGTGGGGCCACCATGTGCGACTCCATCCCGGCTCTGTGGCTGGACATCGATATCGCCGGGCCCGCCCACCGCCTGCCGGGCCTGCCCGGTTCCAAGGAGCAGGCCGTCACCCTGATTAGCCGGTTCCCCTATCAGCCCACCAGCGTCATCCAGTCCGGCTACGGCCTGCAGTGCTGGTGGCGCTTCAAAGAGCCGCTCTCGGCGGTGAAGGCTGTGCCCCTGCTGACCCGCTGGCAGGTGACCTGGGAGAAGCTGGCCGGCGAGCACGGCGTCCACCTCGACAACGTGTCCAATATCGACCGGGTCATGCGTTTGGTCGGCACCTTCAACTTCAAGCTGGACAAGCCGGTGCCGGTGCTGGGCCGCTCCCACTGGGGGGTGGCCTACAACCCCTCCGACATCGAGGATTTCCTCGAGCCGCTGCCTACCCCCGAGGAGCGGGAGGCCAAGTTCTCCACCGGCCACCTGGCCGGCAGCCGCTTCAACGAGCGGGTTACCGGGGTGCAGATCCTGCGCTCGTTGTCGTGGATCCCGGTCCGCAAGGACCGTCGCTCCGGCGATTACCACTGGCGTCACCCTCTGGCCACCAACGAGGTGTCGGCCACCGTCTACGGCGACGACGGCCACACCGCCATCTGGTCCGAGACCGTCGCAGCGGCCACTGGCTGCCCGCTACGCCAGCCGCTGGACCCCTTCGGCCTTTACACCTGGCTGTTCCATCACGGCGATTTCAAGGCCGCTCACGCCGATCTGGTGGAGAAGGGGTTCCGCGATCTGGGCGACGACCCCGCGGCCAAGACTCCGCCCATCCGGGGGGTGAAGACGGTGCCCCTCACCGCCGGTCTGCGTCTGGTCACCCGGCTGGCCTCGGAGATCACCCCGGTGACACCCGAGTGGCACTGGCGGCGGTGGCTGCCCAAAGGCAAGCTGGTCATCCTCGAGGGCGATCCCTCGGTGGGCAAGAGCACCGTCAGTCTGGACCTGGCCGCCCGCCTCACGGTGGGGGCCCCCATGCCCGACCGCACCCCGGGCTCGCCGGCCTCCAACGTGGTCGTTCTGTCGGCCGAGGACGACCCCGACGACACCACCTCCTGGCGCTTGCGGGCGGCCGGGGCCGACCTGGACCGGGTCATCCACGTGGAGGCCATCACCGACGACAAGAACGAGCTGTCACCCATAGTGCTGCCCCTGAACGTCAACCTGCTGTGGGCCAAGGTGGAGGAGTCCAAGGCCACCCTGGCCGTGGTGGACGTGCTCTCCTCCTACCTGGGCAGCGAGGTGGACGCCCACAAGGACGCCGATGTGCGTCGGGCCCTGCAGCCCCTGGTGGACATGGCCCGAGCCACCAAGGTGACGGTGATCCTGCTCCGCCACCTGCGCAAGGAGAACGCCGGCAAGGCCATCTATCAGGGCAACGGCTCCATCGGCATCGCCGGGGTGGCCCGGGCCGTGCATCACATCGGCTACCACCCCGAGGACGCCACCCTGCGGGTGCTGGCCGCGGTCAAGGTCAACACCGAGGCCCGCCCGGACTCGCTCGGCTTCCGCCTGCTGCCCCATGAGACCATGCCCTGCACCTACGTGGAGTGGGGGGAGACGGTCAACTTCAGCGCCGACGACCTGATCGCCGGCCCGGCCGAGGGAGGCGGTCAGCGGGACCTGTGCCGGCAGGCCATCCGAGAGTTACTACCCGTGGGGATCGAAAATGAGATGCCCTCGCATGAGTTCCTATCGGCCCTCAAAGAACTCGGTTTTCCAAAAGCAACTATCGACCGGGCTAGGGATGATGAGAAGGTCCAAGCCCGCCAGTTCCGGGCCGCCGGCCAGGAGGGCATTCGGGGGTGGATGGTACATAGGCCGCGTAAGGAACCATTCGGACTTATCCACCCCTCAGAGTCTCAAGAATCGTAGAGCAGACGGTGTAAGGAGGTGAGTCTCTAACTGTTAGAACCTCACCCCTGCGGTCCTTGATGTTCTAACCAAGGAGGAAGGAATGTCACCCCCCAAGAAATCGGCAGATTTGAGTCCCATCTATAACGGCATAATCGAGGAGCTGGCCCGGCAGGGATTGCTCTACGCCACCACCATTAGGGGCCCCGACGATACCCTTAAAGCGGCCCTCGAGGCGAAGGTCGCGGCCGACGAGGTGGTCACCTGCCTGCTGGGCTGGACCTTCGCCGGCCAGCGCACCGGCCACGAATGGTTCGCCTGCTCGGCCTGCCCGGAGCTGCGGCTGATGAAGGTCAAGGCCCGGCGCCGCTGCACCACCAACACCCCGCTCATGCCCCCCCGCTGTCCCGGCCACATGACCCGCATCGCCACCCGGCCCATCCTGCGGGACGATCTGCGGGAGGTGCTCGGACCGTGACCCAGAACGCCGACAGGGCGCGCACCTGCCCGCGGGTAGTCGGGGCATCAGCCGACGGCAAGCGAATGATTGTATGCGGGCAGCCGGTGCCATGCCCAGAGCACGCGCCACCTAACGCCGATTATGGGGACACCGAGCACGCTGCGCCGTACTACCCGCCGCGAGCCGAAGCGATAGAGATTGCTGACCTCCTGGCCGCCTTCGCTGACCGTTATCCGCACATGTGGCCCACGACCAGGCGCAAGATGTTGTGGGCAGCGGAAAGCCTCCGGTTCCAAATCCGCCGTGGCTACGTATCCCCTAACGACAGTTTGGGGGCGCCCGATGGCTGAGAAGATTCTGCTGGGCTACACCCACACCGGCGTGCTGGGCATGCTCCACCCCGAGGTGGCTTACCCCAACCGTAAGGTCAAGGCGTCGCCGTCGGTCATCACCCTCATCTCCCGCGACCCTTGCCGCTGCCCCGACGAGCACCTCGAGATCTGGGTCGAGCCCCGCGAGGTCGACGAACAGCTGCGGCTTTTCTACTGATGACCCAGTTCGGCGAGGACGCCATCCTGCGGGGCTACCTGCCCGGCGTGCGCCGCGGCCGCTACGTGGACGTGGGCGCCAACCACCCGGAGCAGGATTCCATCTCCTGGCCCTTCTACTGTGCGGGCTGGTCCGGCATCACCGTGGAGCCGGTGCCCGAGCTGGCCGCTCTGCACCGGGAGCTGCGGCCGAGGGACGTCTGCGTGCAGGCGGCCTGCGGGGCGGTGCCGACGACCGCGGTCCTGCACACCGCCGCGCCCACCTACGGTCTGTCCACCCTGCGCCACGACTACGCCCCCACCCCGCACGTCGACATCGAGGTCCCGGTGGTCCCTCTGGACGCCATCCTCGAGGCCCACCGCTGGCAGGACCGGCCCATCCATTTCGTGACCATCGACGTGGAGGGCTACGAGCTGTGGGTGCTGATGGGCTTCGACCTGGACCGCTGGCGGCCGTGGCTGCTGGTGATCGAGTCGACGGTGCCGAACCGTTCCGACCTGCCCACCTACGGCGAGTGGGAGCCGCTGGTCACCAAGGCCGGCTACCGCCTGGTCGAGGTTGACCCGGTCAACCGTTACTACCAGCGGGAGGAGGTGGTGCCTTAAACCAACTGCGATCCTCGCGGGGCGGCCTGAAACCCCTTGCGGGGCGTCATCACCATGCGAGGCGGGCGGCCACTCCAGCCATTCCGGTCGCCCGCCTACGCTGGGAAGATGTCGGGGGGGTGGTATCGGCGTCGGCTGCTACTGCTGTGGCTGGCCATCCTCACCGCCATGCTGGTGCTGGCCGTGTGCTTAGGGCTGGGGCTGGCGGTGTTGTTGGGGTAGCGCAGACGAAGACGGTGCGAGTGATGTCGGTCGGGTCTCGTTGGTGGACGCCGATCTGAACGGCGGTGAAGCCAGGCGGACAGATTGGACCCGGCGGTCCCTGCGGCCCGCGGGCGCCGGTGGCTCCCGTTTGACCTCGGGGACCAATCGCTCCCGTCGTTCCCTTCGCTCCTGTCGCTCCCTTCGCGCCGGTGATCCCCGTTGGCCCGGTGGCTCCGGCCGACCCCGTCGCTCCTGTCGGACCGGTGGCGCCGGCCGTTCCGGTTTGGCCGCGGGCGCCGGGACTCCCCGCCGGGCCGGCGACGCCCTTGACTCCTCGAGGACCCCGAGGTCCCGTGGGTCCGGCTGGTCCCGGTGGTCCGGTCGCTCCCGCAGGTCCCATCGCGCCGGTGGCGCCGGGCGGCCCGGGCTGGTTGTTGTGTCGTCCGGCCAGGAAGCTGAGCGTCGAAGAGGCCACGACAAAGGCCGCAGTCAGGGCCAGCAATACGCTGACTGGCGCCGCGCCGCGTTCCATGCGGAGCTGGTGCAGCTCGGCCTGGGCTTTCTCGGCCTCGGTGCGGGCGGTAGCTAAGGACTCCTCGCAGGCTGCGCTGCCCTGCTTCTTGGCTCGCAGCACCGCGGCCCAGGCGGTGAGGATGGCGGCTAGGCCGGTCAGGACGGCTCCGATCCACAGTCCGTCCAGCGTCACCCCGCCTACGGTGAAGCCGTCAATCGTCGTCATGTCGTCTGCTCCGAGACCCGATGTAGCCGCCCAGGAGTCCCGTCAGCCCGCCGACTCCAGCGATCAGGACTTGAGTGGCGTTCTCGGACAGGGAGACGACGGGCCTACTACTGGAGATGACCTGGACTGTCGTGGCCACCATGATGAGGACCACCAGTAGTCCGAGCGAGATGGCCAACACCAGGGCCACGGTATCGACGGGACGACGGTCGCCGTCCACGTCACGGCTCTTCAGGTGGCGACGGTTTGATGTGACTCAGGAAGCGGTCCACTAAGACGTCAACGGGGACGATGCCCATGAGGATGAGCCCGACGATCAGCTCGACCACTCGGTCGATGGATCCGTTGCCGAAGGTGGCGTGCAGGACCAGGGCCACGCCCAGAACGAATAGCAGGGTTTGTCGAATGGACTTCCACGCGGTCAGGTGACGGGTGCGGTCCAGGTGGCGCTCCAGGTTTGGGGTCCGACGAGTCCGTCCACGCCTAGCCCTTTCTCCTGCTGAAACTGGCGGCAAGCGCTCTGCGAGCTGGGCCCGTAGTCGCCATCAGCCCCGCCCGACAGGCTCCAGCCCCGAGCGATCATTTGGCTCTGCCACTTCGCTACCTGAGTCGAGTCGGGCGGGCCGTAGTGACCGGAGTGGCATTTCGGGTCGGATGAGGGCGGCCCGATGTAGTTGTCGGACGGCCAGGGGAAGGGCGGGGCCGTACTTGCCGGTGGCGGGGTCGGGGTTGGCTTCGGCGGGGCTGGGGCCGGCGCGGTGCCCCCGGTGGCCATGGCGATCACTTGCGACCACGGGAAATTGGGGCCCGGATCGGTGTGGCCGCCTCCCCATGACCCCAGGTCGCCGTGGCCGCACACGCCTGCCGAGCCGCCCTGAGCTTGCTGGGGGGTCAGCTTGACGATGGGGATGCCAAATGCTGCGGCCTCCTCGGCGATCCAGGCGCTGCAGGCGGCCAGCATGTTGGTCTGGGCCGCCCACGTCGCCGCCGACCAGCCTTGAGCCGCCCCAGACGGCGTGCATAGCTCGGTCTGGGTCGCCACCGGATTTGCATTCGCGCTGGTCCATGCCTTCTGGTCGCGCTTGACGTACTCGCCGATGGTCGTGGCCGAAGCGTTGTCGATCCCGGTGTGCGACGACACCTGATTGCCGGCGTTGGCAAACCAGTTCGCCAGCGACTGGATTGTTTGCGCCCCTTCACTGGTGTGCACCACGATCAGGCGGACCTTCGAGCCGCCCCGGCTGGAGTAGCAGGGGCTGGGCATCCATAGACGCTGGAGCGCCATCAGTCCTCCGGTGTGGTGGGCGGATGGCTCGGCTCCTCGTCGGGCTCGGGGGCGGGCTCGGGATCCGGGGTCACGTCAGACATACGTTTCTCCTACGTTTGTTTCAGCTGCGGTGGCTGAGGGCGATGAGGATGTAGATGAGGGCAGCAAAGGCGATGATGCCAACTTCGACGAGGAGGGCGATCCACTGGGCGTTGTTCATGTTTTGGGACTCCCGTCGTCGTTGAAGTACAGGCCGGCCACCACCGGCCAGTTGGCCTGCATCTGGCTCAGAATGTCACCATCGGCGACCTCATCAGCGTCAGCCAGACCTGGGAAGGCGGCGATGATGCGCACGAAGGCCAGATAGGTGGTTCCCCCCACCAGCTGGTCATTGGCCAGGGATACGAAGTCTGGCCTGGCGTCATCCTTGAAAGTCTCGGCCTGCTGCACCGCACAGGCTCTGACCCTGCCGTTAAAAACCGGATCCTGGGTCAGTTCGTCTATTTGTTGAAAACTCATGGGCGCTCCTTAGCCTCCGATATCTTCGACTTCGATCTGAGATTGATTGACCAGAAACCGGACGGCACCAGCCGTAGCGTTAGCTACCACACTGAAGGTGTCAGTAGCCGTGGCGGTGGCCTGGAAGGTATATACCGCGGCTCCGGCTAGAGCACTATTGAGAGGGGCAGCCGTGGCGCTGAACAGTCTCCAGACATTGACCGCTATATATCCGGCGGTGTCCGCTAGCTGCGCTGTAGTGATGGCACCAGCAGAGGTGATCTGGGTGGCTATAGCGTGCGCGCTCACCCGGTAGCGCCTACCCGAAACCAGAGGGACAGGCAACGCCACGATGGTGCTATTGGAAGTGCCGTCGACGGCGTTGCCAAGGGCTGAACCTATCCAGCCCCGGGGGTAGCTGGCCGGGATGGCCACCACCCAGGTACCGGGCGAGCCGGCCGCGGTGCAGACCCAGACGGTGCCGTTGGTGCCGATGACGTAGTCGCCGACGGCGAAGGTGCCGGTGGTGGGGGCGGCCCCGGTGGTGGCGCCCACGTAGCGGCTGGGGGTGGTGGCTCCGGTCAGCCCGGAGAGGGCCAGCGAGCGCCCGGAGATGTCGCCGCTCACCGCGGCGTTGCCGGTGACGTTGGCCCCGGCCCCGAGGGTGGCCAGGCCGCCGACGCCGAGCGAGCCCGACACCGTCTCGTTGCCGGTGATGGTGACCGGGCCGGTCTGGGTCAGCGGGCCGGTGTCGGTGATGCCGGCCTGGAAGGTCACCAGCCCGGTGAAGGGACGCGACCCGTTGACCGGGGCGTAGCGGGCGTGGTCGTCGCGGGTGGCGTCGTAGATGTGGGCGTTGGCGTCGTCGGCCTCGACGCCGGTGAAGATGTGTTCGACCACCGCCCCGGCCTGGTGGGCGATGGGCACGGTGCCATCGCCGCCGCGGCCGCCGCTGGCCACGTTGACGTTGCCGGAGGACTGCGACGAGCACAGGATGTGCTCTTCGGCGGCGTTGCCGGGGTCGATCACCACCCAGAACGGCTGGCCGCCGGCCCCGGTGGGCCAGCCGGCGATCTGGGTCAGCACGAAGCTCACGCCGGAGATGGACAGATTGCTGGCCAACGACGAGGGGACGGCGGCCCCGGAGTGGCTGAAGCGTTGCAGAGGACCGGCCATATCAACCTCCCGGCGGGGGCAGGCCCTGCAGGGTGAGCAAAGCGATGCCGTTGAAGAAGTGCTTGTCTCGGGTGGGGTAGGTGGGCAGGAAGCTGACGTCGGTGATGAACACCGGGTAGGCGTTGGGGCCCTCTTGGAAGGTGACCATCTGCCCGGTTTCGGTCATGGCCTCGAGGGCTTCCAGCTCCACCAGGGGGTCGAAGCTGTTGACCCCGTCGGTGATGTCGACCACCGCCTCGTTCAAGATGATGGGCAGCTGCCAGGTCAGCGGCCGGTGCGGGGCCGGGTAGGAGCGCAGGGTGGCCCGGGTGATGGCGGGCCCGGTGGCCGGGTTGACGGGGTCGCGGTAGAGGATGGTGTGGATCTCGAAGGTCTGGCCGGTGACCGGCCCGCAGGAGAAGGTGACCGGCTCGCCGTCCACCGAGCGGTGGGAGCCGATGGGCACGAACGGCCCCTGGTCGGTCGACAGTTCCATGCCGTAGGAGCCGGCCGTGATGGGCCCGCCCACGTCGATCTGGCAGGCCACCTTGGGGTCGGTCAGGTCGTACATGATCAGGCCCGAGTACTCGTCGCCGGAGGCCACCAGGTGGGTGTCGTCGGGGGCGTAGACGCCGACGCCGGCCACGGCGAAGCAGATGTCGTCGTACCAGGCCACCAGACTGACCACCGGCGCCCCGCCCGGGGCCATCAGATCCGAGCAGTAGGCCGGCAGGACGTTGGCGATGACGTGGTTCTGGAGGTCCATGCGGCCGATGCCGGTGGACAGGTTGTCGTAGCCGGTCCAGCCGAAGTAGACGAAGCGGTCCCAGCCGGTGAGCGCCGCCACCGGGTTGGGGGTGGGGATGAGCGAGCCCAGGCTGACCGAGCCGGTCGAGCCGGTGGTGCACATGCGCACTCCTTCGGAGGTGCCCACGATCAGAAAACCCAGGTAGCCGTACAGGCTGGCGATCACCTCGCCGTCGGGGACCTGGCCTTGCACGATGGGGGCGCCGAGCTGGGTGCCGTCGGAGGTGACGGCCATGCCCCAGATGTAATGGCGGTTGCCGACCCCGCCGGCCACGTAGATGTCGTCGTTGCCCTCGGCGAAGGCTACGAAGCGGGTGGCCGGGTTGCCGGCGGCCCACAGCGGCGTAGAGGGCAGGGCCCCCGAGGCGGTCAGGTTGTACAGGCTGTTGAGGTTGGCCAGCATGAGCCGGGCGTTGGTGTAGCCGAGCAGGGCGCCCGAATCGAGCGGGCTGGTGATGAACTGGGTGGCCGCCGCGACCGAGCCGGCGGTGGTGACGTAGATCCCGCTGGCCCCATACGCCATCCACACGCTGTTGCCGTCGGTGCAGATGCTCGAGCAGATGACCGCCGGGGTGCCGGCCACCGCCGTCCAGGGCCCGGTCGTGGTGGTGGCGAAGTACACGTGGGTGCCGTCCACCAGGTAGACGTAGGCCCCGGCGTAGACCAGGGCCAGGTTGGTGTTGGTGGCGGCCCGCATCAAAATGGTGTCGGGCAACAGCGTCATCTGCCACCGCTCGGTCAGCATGTCCATGCCCTTGGAAGCCCAGAACCGGTTGGGCAGCGACTCTTTGCGGTCCTTCCAGCGCTGCCCGGCCCCGAGCGACCAGTCCTCGGCGCTGCGCCGCCACATGCCGGAAGGGTCGAGGGTTTGCTCGCCGGGGTCGGTGGAGGTGTCGGCCTGGGTGCGGGTGATCTGGGTGAGCTGGCGGCGGTACTGGCGGTAGAAGGGCTGGGAGAAGTCGACGATGTAGGGGCGGCCGGCCAGCGAGCAGTGGAAGAGATGCGGCACCAGCGACGAGATCGAGACCGACCCGGAGAAGAAGTCGACCTTTGATCGGTCGTGGCCGTAGAAGGCGGCCTGGCGCAGCAGGATGGGCATCTACCGGCGTTGCTGCTTGTACATCTGGTTCAGCCGTTCCCGCTCGGCGTTGATGCGGTCGGTGCGCATCTGGGCGATGCCGCGGATGGCCGTCAGGCTCGAGCCCACCGGCACCTCGGCGGCCCGGCGGGGTTCGCCCTGGGCTTCGGTGAAGGAGCGTTTGAGTTCGCGGAACATCATCAGCCGGTAGGTGGCCCCGAGCACCGGGATGTCCTGGGCGGTGGCCTGCAGGCCGGTGACGGCCAGCACGTCGTCGGAGGGGTTGACCAGCGGGGTGGTGTACCGGCTCTTGTATTGCACCCGCACCGGCCGGCCCGGGTAGGCCCCCTCGTAGAGCTTGAGGCTCATGGTGGACGGAAAGTTGTCGGGGGCGGCGTTGCGTTCCAGCTTGTATTTGGACGGCACCAAGAGCGGCCAGGACTGCTGGGAGCCGTAGTCCCAGGTGCGGACCTCGATGATCTCGCCCACCTGGTCGTTGGCCAGTCCGGGCAGGTCGTAGCCGGTGGTGGCCGGATTGAAAGTGAAGGTCACCACCTTGGCCTGGTAGAGGCCGTTGCCGGGGGCGGACAGGTCGTCGATGTCCTCGTTGATGGCGGCCACGATGTCGGCGATAGGGAAATGCGGGTTGATGGTGATGGGGGCGCCGACGGCGTGGGTGACCGCCACCGAGTTGAACACCCCCCGGGTCACGATGACCTGGCTGGGGCTGGGTACCGACTGCACCTCCATCAGCTCGTAGTCGATCTGCAGGGAGGCGCCCGGCTCGATGGCGGTGCGGGTGACGCCGGCCGGCAAGGTCACGCTGGTAGTGACGGCGTCCATGGCCCCGGCCAGGCCGCCGGGGATCTTCTCGTCCCGAAAGCCCGACAGGGCCCGGGAGCGGATCTCGTTGACCATGTGGTCGAGGGTGGTCACGGCTGGTACATCTCCCCGGATCCGAGTTTCTGGCCGCAGTGATGGCAGTAGGACTGGGAGGCGCTGTAGTCGCCGAAGCGCTCCAGTTGGGCCGCGGTCAGGCCGCTGGCGTCGGGGTGGCCCGGGTCCACGCAGGCCGGGTCCAACAGGTTGGCCTCGTACAGGATGCGTTTGACGTCGGCGGTCTCGTAATAGGTGCGGCCGGGGTGGAACTGGTAGTGGGCGCCGGCCACCTCGCAGGCCCAGAAGTTGGCCACGATGACCGGGTAGCGGACGATGTCGGCCACCTTCCAGGCCCCCGAGCCGGCGTAGGGGGTGTAGAAGTGGTCCTCGCCGATGGCCTCCACCGTGCGCTCGGCGCAGCGCTCCCAGCTGAACACCTGGTGGGCCAGGTCGGAGGACACCTTGGCCTCCTTGGCCGCCAGGTCGTAGTCGCGGTAGACCTCGTCCATGCGGGCGCACAGCTGGTCCAGGTCCGGCTCCCACCACTGGCCGCCGTCGCCGTGGATGAAATAGTCGGCCTCGGAGCGGCCGGCTTTGACGGGCCAGCCCAGGTTGGCGAACTCGGCGTGGCCGTGGGCCGCGGTCAGGATGGTGGGGCAGCCCTGGGCGATGGCCTGCAGCGGCATCAGGCCGAAGCCCTCGCCGCGCGACGGCTGCAGATAGCAGTGGGCCGAGGCGTACAGCTCCTGCTCCTCGTAGTCACTCAGCCAGCCGGTCACGTTCTGGACGCCGTCGTTGAGGCCCTGGGTGTCGTAGGGCTCGGTCGATTTGATGATCAGCACCGGCCGGGGCGACTTGCGGGGAAAGCTGCGGAACAGGCGGGTGTAGGCGGCCACGGCCAGGTCCAGGCCTTTGCGGTTGCTGTTGCCGCAGATGAGAAACACGAAGCGGGTGGACGGCGCCTGACGGGGCCGGTACCGCCAATCCCAGGCGTCCACCCCCAGCGGCACCTTGGCCACGTTGTCGTGGTACTGCGAGAACAGGGCCAGGTTCTGCTCGGAGGGGACCAGGATCTGGTCGAAGTTGCCGAGCCCCTCGCGGAAACTTTCCGGCAGCTGCTCGGTTTCCCACATGGTCGACAGCACCGTGCGCTGGCCCTCGAAGAAGCCCCGGGCGTGGTTGGGGGTGCTAATCCACACGGCCAGATGGCCGGGGTTGTCGTCGGGGGTGAGCGTCTCGGAGAAGCGGTAGCCGCCCCGGCGCAGGGCCCCGGCCAGCTTGGAGCCGTAGCGGCCGTAGCCGGTGCGGGTGGTATGCGTCCACAGCACGTGGGCGGTCACCGCTGCTTCTCCCGGTAATCCTCGATGGAATCGCGCGGCTCCCAGCCGGTGCTCTTGACCTCTTCCATGGTGTCGGCCAGGCGGGGCAGATCCTTGGCCCCGAAGTTCTCGTTGAAGAGATGGCGCATGTCCACCTCCAGCTGGCCGTGGTTGAGGTTGGTCTCGAGTTCGGCCGAGCCGTCGATGCCCCGCGGCTGCAGCCCGTCCCGGCGGAGCCGGGCGTAGGCCGGCATGTCCGCCTCCCAGCGCCGCTCCATCAACGTCTGGGGCGCCGGGGCGGCGCCGAACTGGATGGTCCGGAGCTTGCAGCCGAAGCAGTTTTCGTGGCTGCCGTCGTGGGTCACGACAGTTGCACCGACAGAGCCGGCATCTGACCGAACGGCGACAGGGTGCGAGTGGGGATGGCCGGGTTGGGCAGGGCGCCGGACACCCCTGAGACGATCCCGATGGTCTGGGCGTTGACCACGCTCGACGCCGCCGTCGGATATTTGGTGTGCGGGTCGCCGGTCGACTGGAAGAACGTGGCCTGGGTGGTGGGCGAGCCTTGCGGGCAGCAGGCGATGTGGAAGATGCCGCCGGCCTGGAGGGCCGCCGGGGAGCCCCCGGCGATTGAGACGGTGCCGGTGGCGGTGGTGATGACCGTCCCGGCGTCGACGATGAGAGTCCCGGGCACCCCGTTGTTATCGGCGTAGATCCCGAAGCGGAGGACTGCCCCGGCCGCTCCGGCGGTTGACACGTTGGTGGAGAAGTTGGCGATGGAGCGACCCGGGGCGATGTAAATCGGCGTGACGTACATGGTGTTGTTGGCCCCCACGTAGACGCCGGAGATGCCCCCCGGCGGCTGTATCCAGTCGCCAGCGGCCTGCCCCAGTGCCGACACCCCCTGGGGGCCCTGCGGTCCGGTCGCTCCTTGCGGGCCCTGCGACCCGGTCGCTCCTTGCGGTCCCTGCGAGCCGGTCGCCCCTTGCGGCCCGGTCGCTCCCTGCGGTCCGGTCGGCCCCTGGGGGCCTTGCGCGCCCGGCGGGCCCGGGGGTCCGCCGGTGGTCTGCAGGGTCAGCACCGCCCCGTTGACCTGGTTGTGCTGGTCGGCGTGCACGGTGGCGGCCACGGTGTTGTCGGTGAGATCGGTGCGTAATGCCATCTAGTTGCCTCCGAAGGTGCCGGACCCGAAGGTGCCGTCGCCGAAGCCCCGGAGCGGCACCAGGTTGTCGGTGTAGCCCGCCGCGGCCAATCGTCCGGCTTCGGCGTCGTCGACGCGGTAGGAGTGGCCGCCGTAGTAAACGAAGAGCACCTCCGGGTCGATGGGCACGATGATGGGGCTGATCGAGCCCATCCCCCACGACGACGAGATGGCGTCGTTGGGGACCACGTCGGTGGTGGGCCACACCCCGACCTGGTCGTCGCGGGGGTAGGTGCCGTCGGACAGCTTGTAGACGTTCACCCCCCGGGGCGTGGGCGGGTAGTACTGCATGAGCCGCCAGCCCGGGTTGTGGGTGCCGTCCTCGTTGGCCGGCACCGGCGGCACGTACAGCTCGGTCGGCGGGGTGAACGTGTACATCGCTACCCCCGAACTCTGGGTGCGCTAGAAGGGACCAGACGACGAGGTGGTAGCCGCCGATTGGCCGTAGGCGGCGGTGTTGTAATCGTCGGCGTCGTTGTCGGTGTCGAAGCCGGCGTTGCCGGGCAGCGGGTAGCGGGGCGGGTTGCGCACCGGCCCGTCCGAGCCCTGGGGGGCGTCGGTGCGCAGATAGCCCTGGTTGCGCAGCTGGTCGGCGATGGTCGACGGCGCCGTCTGGGCGCAGTAGTCGTAGCCCTCTATGGGGTCGCGGTGGCGGTCGGTGGAGTTCTTCGGATCGGTGCGACTCATTTCTTTCCTTTCCCGGCCGAGGAGCCCAGCACCTTGTTGGCCTTGGCGTTGATGCGGGCCCGCTGCGCCGGGGAGGCGTAGCGTTTGGCGTAGGCCTTGGCCACCGCGGCGTGCTTCTTGTCCGGCATCGGGTACGACCCCGAGGCGGCCTTGCCCGACGCCGAGCCGGCCTTCTCGGGCAGCCCGAACTTCGATTGGGGGATCTTCTTGCGGGCTGCCGCCGACAGCTTGGCCATCAGGTGGTGGACAGCTGGCCCGGCACCTCGAAGAGATCGGACCGATCCCCGCTGGTGTGGGGCAGAGGGGTGTTCATATCCGCGGTGTTGGAGCCGCGAGTGAACGGCTCGGCGTCGCTGGTGTCGGTGGTGACCCCGGTGGTGCGGGCGGTGGAAGCCACCGCCTCCCCGCCGCTGTTGGACCATCCTTGATTTCCCATTGCTATTCCTCCTCGGTGAAAGCGAAGTTGACCGGCCCCGCGGTGGTGCCGTCGGGCTGGCCGACCAGAACCGGGATGGCCGGGTCGGCCCCCGGGAACAGACCCTGGCTGATCTCCAGGGTCACGGTGGTGTCGGAGACGAAGCGGGTGGCCGGCTCCCATTTCGGCTCGCCTTCCGCCCCGGCGCCGGCCTCCGCCTCCTCGGCCGAGAAGACCCCGAAGGCGGCCCGGGTGTTGATGTCGAAGCCGGTGCCGGTGATGACCAGCAGGACCGACTCCGGGGGGCCGACCACGCTCGAGGTGGGGTCGATGCCGGTCAGGCTCAAAGCCTCGGTCGGAGCGCTGCCCGACACCTCGGCGGAGGCCGCCCCGACGGCAGTGGTAGTGGTCTGGCTGACCGCCACCGACAGGGTGCCGGTGGTGCTCGGCACCATGTCGACGCTGGCCTCGCCGTTCTCGTCGGTGTGTACCGTCTGCTCGGCCGCTCCCCCGTCGGGGGCGGCGATGGAGAAGATCACGTCGACGTCGGCCGGGCCGCCGGTGAGGGTGGCCGTGGCCGTCTGGCCTACCACCGCCTCGCTGATAGCGACCGCGGCACCACCAACCTCGGTGGTGTCCGCGGTCCGCTTGACGGCCATCAGTTGCTGCCGGCAGAAGCGTTCTTGCCGATGGAGCTGGCCGACTCGATGCGCAGCAGGGCGGCCTGACGGAAGATGCCGTAGCCGACCAGGTCGTACCAGCCGATGGGCACGAAGCGCCGCAGCGAGTCCACCACCGGGCCGGGCACCACCAGGGGGTACTCGCCGTTGCCGTCCACGTAGGAGTAGGCCTTGGCCAGGGCCTGGCGGCCCATGAACAGGTTGGCGTAGACGTCGGTGGTGGCCGGACCGGAGCCGGCGTCGGCGAAGATCTGCACCCGGGGGGTTTCGATGAAACGGAACCCGGAGAAGGAGCCGATCTCGCCGGTCCAGATGTTCTCCGGGCTGGAGTAGGCGTGGGGCTCGTTCCAGGTGGCCGTGCCGGTCTGGCCTCGCAGGTCGAAGGCGGTGTCGGGATGGATGAAGGCCATGTAGTAGCCGCCGATGTTGGCCACGTTGTTGCGGGCCAGCACCGCCCGGGCGGCCCGGATATCGGAAGCCACCAGGGTGTTCTTCGGCACTATCTGGTTTCGGGCGGTGGCCACGTTGGAGCCGTCGCCGGCCGCGTAGGCCACGTTGGTCCCCGCCGTCAGCACGTTGCGGGTGACGGTGTCGACCGAGATGCCGGCGTTGAAGCCGACCGCGTTGGCCACCACCGGATCCAGGTTGACGAACGAGGTGCCCCGGGCCAGGGCGGTGGTGGTCACGGCGTTGCCGTACTCGAGCAGGGTGACCAGCACGGTGGTGTCCGAGAGGGCCACCGGGGTGACGTCGACGGACTCGTTGAGCGGCGTGGAGGCAATCGCCAAGTCGGCCACGATGGTGAACTGCACCGACGAGCCGGGCTGGGATTGGTTGGTGGGGCGCACATCGGCGACGCTGTCGAAGTACAGCTCGGGCCGCAGAGCGTAGAACGCCAGCAGCTCGTAGGCCTTCTGGGCGAAGTCGGTGGACGCCTGGACGGTGAGCGCCATGGGATCTCCTGGGGGTTACCCCGTTACGTGCAGCTTGATGTTGTTGGCGTCGATGACGCGCATGATCTCGGGAATGGCCTGATCGGCGTCCCGCCAGTGCCGTTTGCCGGCCTCGGTCAGCTGACGATTGATCTCGTCCTCTTCGGAGGGGGAGACCGCCCCGGTAGAAGCGCGGGCCAAACCCTCATGGGCGGCCCGCTCCTCGAGCGAGGCGGGCGGGGTGCCAATCAAACGGGCTGCCACCGCTTCGGCTCGGATGGCCTCGGGGTCCAGGTCGCCGTCGTAGCCCTTGATGAAGTACTTGGCGGCCGGGTCGTCGGGGTCGATACCCGCCTTCGAGAAAGCCAGCTGGCGCTTGGCCGCGTCCAGCTCGGCTCGAGCCGCGTTCAGCTCCTTGCGGTCCCGCTCGAAACGGCGCACCTCTGCTCTGGGCAGGGTGGCCATCTTGGGCTCGATGTTGCCTTCGAAATCCTCGGGGTCGTAATCCAAATTGGTGTCAGTCATGGCTCCGATTCCTTTCACGTCGGGGCGCGGAGTGACGCGTCGACGGGGGGGTCCTGCGTTTCAGCGAGCAATGCGTGTCATGGTCGGTGCCGCTCGGGGGCGCCGCCAGCGCCGGACGGCCCCAGGGGCTCACGTCCTGGGGCGAAGGTTAAACCACCTGAGCGGCCGGCGTCAACGCTGCACCGTCCCGAGGCCGGTGGCCCCGGTGCTGGTGCCTGCCACCTGGGTGCCGGCGGCGGTGGTGCCGGTCTCGTAGCCGGCCCGGCGCTGCAGTTCCAGCTGGGTGGCGGCGTCGGAGCCGAACTGGGCGTTTAGGAGCTGGTCGTCGGTCAGCTGCGGTTCGGACTGGCCGGGCAGGCCCCGGTACAGCTGGCTCTCGCCGGCCAGCTTCTGGAAGCCTTGCTGGGCCTGGGAGAAGTTGACGCCCATCTGGGCCAGGCGGGTGGCCTCCGCCGACGACACCTCGCCGAACCCCGACCCCGCGCTGGCTCCGCCCACCTGGGCCGCGGCGGCCTGCTGGAGCAGCATGGGCTCGGTCTTCTTGGGGTCGAGGAACCACGCCGCCAGCTGGCCTTTGGTCACCCCGTAGTAATCCTGAAAGGCTTTCACCACCTCGGGGTCGGCCTGGGCTACGGCCAGGTAGCCCTGGTTGAGGCGGTCGGCGTACTCGGTGGGCGACACGTCGTTGGCGATGAGGGCGTCGTAGGAGGCGAAGTTGCGGGGCAGGCCGGCGGCGGTCTCCAGCTGGGCGTAGGACGATTCCAGCGACAGGTACTCGGCCGGGCTGACCGGGGGCAGGCCGGCGTTGCGACGGGCCACGATGGCCGGGAAGCGTTTGACGAACTGGGGGGTGTTCTGCAGGTCCAGGGCGATCTGGTTGGAGTCCTTGCCGGCGATCAGCTCGGTCTTGGCCCAGTTGGTGAGGGCCACCAGGTCGGCCCCGGAGAAGCCGTAGGCCCCCAGCGTCTGCTGCAGCTGGGCCCAAGCCGACTGCTCGGTGGAAGTGAAGGCGGGGGCCCGCTGGGTCGGGAACGCGGATGCGACCATGAGTTAACTCGCCACCTTTCCGAAGGTTTTGACAATGGCGTCGGTCAGATCGGAGGCGCTGTTACGGGCGTTCTGGGTGTAGCTGTAGGCGCCGGTGCCGCGCAGGTAGGTGTCCATCTCCGAGGTGGTCATCACCCGGGGGGCCTGCTGGGCTCCGTTGACCGCCGGGGGCCGGTAGTTCAGGATCTTGGCGTAGGTGGGGTCGGCGATGAAGTTGATGGAGTCGGGGCTGACTTCCATGGTGTTGGCCGCCTCGGTCCGAAGCGGATCGATGATCTGAGCCGGGGTCATGCCCCCTTTGATCTGCTCCGCCAGGCTGGGGTATTTGGTGGCCGCCTGATTGGCCAGGAAAGCGTTGAAGGTGTCCATGGTCATGGTGCCCGAGGCGATACCGCGGGCGTAGGTGTTGAGGGTGGCCTGGCTGGGGTTGTACAGGTACTGGCCGGCGGCCTGCTCCAGCTGGGCCAGCATGTGCGGGTCGTTGGAGGTGACGCCCGCGTTGGCCCCCGGGCCCGACGGTGTCACCGACACCAGCGAGCCCAGCTTGGCCTGGATCTGCTGATTGGACCACCCGTAACGCATGGCCTCGAGAGCCACGGTGCGACCGACCACCGTGTTGACCGGGATGCCGATGGTCGAGCCGATGTTGGTCACATTGGCCAGCACCGCGTTGACCTTGGATCCCGGGTCGTTGAAGTTCAGCTCGTCGGGGGTTTGGTTGCGCAGCTGGTCGAAGGCGATCTGGGCCTGGGAGGTTTTCTTCCACCAGCCCGTCTGCTGCAGTTTGGCCTGGATCTGATCGGCGGTCAGGCCTTGCGCCACCGACGACTCGAGCAGGCTGCGGACCTCGGGCTCGGCTAGCAGCCAGGCGTCCTGGGCGTAGTTCTGTTTGATGTAGGCGTCCAGAGCGGGAATGTCCGACATGGACGGGGCGCTCGGCGCCGAGGTGTTCCCGGGCGGGCCGATCCCGGCCGCCCCGCTGGCCCCGCCGGGCGGGGCGCCGGACAGCTGGGTGTAGCGGCGCACCCCCAGGAAGGGCTCGTTCGGCGAGGCCGACTGGAACAGGCTGGTGACGTTGACGTTTTTGCCGCCGGCCTGGATGACCTGGTTGTTGCCGACGTACATGACCACGTGGGCGTTCGGTCCTGAGGCCCCGGCCTGGCCGTAGAAGATGAGATCGCCGGGCTGGAGCTGGGCGATGTCGGTCTGCCAGTTGCCGTCCTGGCCGACGGCCTGGCCGGACTGCAGCTGGTCGACGGTGGTCCGGCCGATCTGCAGGCCCTGCTTGGCGTACACCGCCTCGGTGAACCCCGAGCAGTCGAAGCCCCCCTGGCCGGTGCCGCCGTAAAGGTAGGGGGTGCCGACCAGCGAATGGGCGTAGCTGTAAAGGGCGTTCCAGCTGACGGCCATTTAGCCGGCCACCTTGCCCAGCGTGGTCAGAATGGACTGGGTCAGATCGCTGGCGTCGTTACGGGCGTTCTGGGTGTAGCCGTAAGCCCCGGTGCCCCGCAGGTAGGTTTCCATCTCCGAGTTGGTCATGGTGCGAATGGGCTGCACCTTGCCGCCGGCATCAGGCGGCCGGTAGGTGAGGATCCTGGCGTAGGTGGGATCGGCGATGAAGTTGATGGCGTCGGGGCTGACCTCCATCAGCCGGGCCGCGTCCTGGCGCAGGGGGTCGACGATCTGCTCCGGGGTCATGCCCTGGGCGATCTGGCCGGCCATGGACGGATATTTGGCCGCCGCCTGGCCTTTCAGGTAGGCCTCCCAGTCGGCCTCGGTGGCGGCGCCCCGGGCGATGCGATTGGCGTAAGTGTTGAGGGTGACGAAGTTGGGATTGACCAGATAGGTGCCGGCCGCTTTGGTCAGCTGCGCCAGCACCTGCGGGTCATTGGAGGTCACGCCGACATTGGCCCCCGGCCCGGTGGGCATGACGTGCACCAGGCTGCCCAACTTGGTCTGTATCTGCTGGTTCGACCAGCCGTAGCGCATCGCCTCCAGCGCCACCGTCCGGCCCACCACGGTGTTGACCGGGAACCCGATGGTGGAACCGATATTGGTCACGTTGGCCAGGACCGAGCTGATTTTCGAGCCCGGATCGTTGAAGTTGAGTTCCTCGGGCGTTTGATGCTGCAGCTGGAGGAAAGCGATCTGAGCCTGGGAGGTGCGTTTCCACCAGCCCGTCTGCTGCAGCTGAGCCTGGACCTGGTCGGTGGACAGGCCCTGGGACACCGCCGTCTCTATGGTGCGGCGGACCTCGGGCACATCCAGCAGCCAGGCGTCCTGGGGGTAGTTCTGGCGGATGTAGGCGTCCAGCGCCGGGATGTTGGTGATGGGCGGCGCGGCCGGCATGGCGCCACCACCACCTGGCGTTGTGCCGCCTGGCGCGCCGCCGCCCACCTGGGCCGGGGCCCCCGGGCCGGTGATGATGGAACTGGTGCCACCGGCGTTGGCCCCGCCGCCAACGCCGGGGCTGGTGATCGACCCGTAGGAGGTGTTGGCCGGCACCGACCCGGTCCCCCAGGTCCGCAGGTTGCCGTTGAGCGACCCTGAGGCGTTGTAGGCCGAGGCGTTGCCGGAGCGCAGGGCGGCCATGATCTGCGGGTAGAAGCCGTTGTTCAGGGTGTTGGCGGTGGCCGACAGGCCCATCTGCCAGGAGGTGTAGGCCTGCACCCCGGCCGAGTTGCCGCCGAACATGACCTGGCTGCCGGGCTCGCGCTGGGTGGTGTTCAGGGGGTTGAAGGTGGCCGAGTTGCGCCAGTTGCCGCCCTCGGCCGCGGCCCAGCTGACCAGGAAGGCCACATTCGAGGAGGTGACCGGCAGCCCCATGTACTGCAACTGGGTCCGGGCCCAGGAATCCGGGGTGGAGATATTGGCGATGTCGTAGGAGGCCTGCGCCGAGGGGGGCGGCGGACTGTTGTCGCCGACGCGATTCGGGATGGCCACCTCAGCCGCCCTGGGTGGTGTTGGCGTGGACCATCTGCATGATGGCGTTGAAGGCCTGCAGGTACTGGTAGCCCTCGTAGGGGATCTGGTTGGCGCCGGTGGTGGCCTGCTGGAAGGCCAGGGCGCTGGGGTCGGGCGGCGCCGTCTGGGTCAGGGTGGTGGGGGCGATGTATTGCGAGCCGGCCGGCAGCGCCCCCTGCTGGGTTTGCAGTTCGCTGGGGCTGAGCATGTCCGGAGAGGCCTGGGCCGGCGCCGGAGGGGCGGTAGCCGCCACCGTCGGCTGGCCGATTGGTTGGGCCTCGCCCTGGTCGTCGCCGAGGCGGCGCATCCCCTGGTGGGTCACCGCCGGAGTGGGCGTCGGAGGGGTGTACTGCTTGACCGCCGCCTCCGCCGCGGTCTGGGCCGCCCCGACATCGGCGGTGATGTCCTTGGCTTTGCCGCCGGTCAGCTGGCTGATCTCGCCCTGGACCTGAGATTTGCCCAGCACCGACTGAGCCGTGCCCTGCTGCAGGGCGGCCAGGAGCCACGGGTATTCGGCCAGAGTCTGGGCCGTGGCCTGCATGCCGTCGGCGGCGCTGGCGTACTTCTGGGGGGTGGGGGTGGTGCCGCCGCCGGTCTGGCTGGAGCCCGGCTTCTCGAGGGTGATCCGCAGCGGGTTGTTGCTGGCCAGGTCGCCGCCGGTGGCATTGACCAAACCCACGATGGTGGCCACGTTGGAAGTGGTGATGGGATCATTCATGTACTGCAGCAGGGCCGTGGCCCACTGGTTGATGTCCTTGAAGGGCCCGGCCGGAATGTCGCCCAGGCTGAGCTGGGGGGCTTTCTGGGCCTGCTCGGCGGACACGTCGGCCTGGTATTTAGCCTGGCTGGCCGTCTCCGCCTGGGTGTTCTTGGCCGTCTGGTAGGTGCTCTGTTCGCCCTGCATGGTGGAGGTGAGCCGGGCCAGCTCGGCCGCGGTGGGGTTACGGCCGAGGGCGGCCTGGAAGATGGTGTGGGCGGTGTAGGCCAGGTCGGCGGGGTTGGTCAGGTCCACCTGGTAGGTGTTGCCGCCGCCCATGATGGGACTGCCCTGAGGCTGCGATCCGGCCCCGGTGCCGATACCGGTGGCCACCGTGGTGTCCAGGCTCTGGCCGTTCTGGCTGGCCTGCAGCAGGGCGTCGGTGAACGCCGAGAAGCTGGCGTCGTCGACGGTGCCCATGGATTGGGCTGTGCCCGGGGTGCCGCCGGTACCGGAGTAGAAGCCGCCTTTGCTGAGCATGGACTGCAGCGTGACCAGGTGGGCTCGGTCCAGATGATTGAAGGCGTTCAGCAAATCGCCGATGTGATAGGTCCCGGCCGGTATGCCCAGCACCGTGGCCATGTCGCTGCTGACGTTGACCTGGTTGGAGGACTCCACCTGGTTCAAGAAGTAGGGGGAGGCCCCCTGGCCGGGCGAGAAGACGGTGGGCTGGGCCGACAGGCCGGCCCCGGTGCCGCCCTGGGTGAACAGCGGCTGGGTGGCGCCGCCGGCCTGGGTGACGGCGGTGCCAGGCTGGGCGCCAGGAGGGGTGTCGGCGCTGCCGGGGACGATGGCCACGCCGGGAGCAGAAGTGGATGCAACCATTTACGTCGTCGCCTCCCCGGCTAGCTGACTCTGGATGGTGGGAGTGAACCCGGGCCGGATGGCCTTGTTGTAGAGGGCCTGGACGTCGGGGTGGTCTTTGGCGAAGCCGTCCGCCCATTGGGCGAACTGCAGGTTGACGGCGGCTTTGGTGGCCGACGACAGGTGCGGGGCGTTGGTGCCGGCGGTGGTGGCGATCATGTTCTGCCACAGCTGCCACTGCCCGTAGAGGGTGCGGACGTCGTCGGTGGTCGGACCCGCGGGCAGGCGGGGATCCGACAGCGCCGCGGCCACGTCGTGCATGACCTGGGCCCGGGTGGTGGACCCGGTGCTCGAGGACATCTGGTCGGCGAAGATGGGGTTGACGGCCAGGAACTGGTTGGACCAGGCCGACCACTGCTGGTCCAGGGTTTGGCGCTGGGCGCTGTTGCTGGGCATGCCGGCGATCATCTGGTGGTAGAGGTCGTCCTGGTCGAAGAAGGTTTTGGCCGACATGGCGTAGATGACGTCGTCGGCGAACTCCTGCGGGGTCTTTTTGATCCGCATGCCTTCGTGCAGCTGCTCCTGGTAGGCGGCCAGGTTGAAATCCCCGGAGGTGTCGGGCTGGGGCAGGAAGAAGCTGCCGGCCATCTTGTGGGCGTCCATGAAGCCTTTGTTGGCGTCCATGAAGTTCATGGCCCCGGCGGTGGCCGGCGGCACGGTGTTGCCGGCGGTTTTGGTCTGGAAGACGGTGTAGGGGGTGGCGTCGGGGTGCTGGGCGATGAAGGCGTTCAGGGCTTCGTTGAAGGGCAGCTGACGCAGGTTCTTTTGCAGGTCGTCGTGGAGATGGTTGGCGTCGAACTGGGTTTCGGGCGAGGCCGGGGCCCCGAAGCCGACCACCAATCGCAGGAGCAGCAGGTTGCGGGTCCAGTTTTTGACCCGGTTCATTTCCGTCTGCAGGGCCTGGGCGTTGTTCTGGCGCCAGGTGCCGTCGCCCTGCATGACCCAGTCGGTGCCGCCCTGGTCGGTCACGTAGTCGCCGGGTTTGCCGGGCAGCCCGGCCGGCTGGCCGGTGGTGGTGGTCTGGCCCAGGTAGTTGACCGGGGCTTCGCCGATGCCGTGCCCGGTGGCCTCCAGCTGCTGCAAGGCCTGCATCTGGGCCGAGGCGTACTGGCCCGAACCGAACGTCGAAGAGGGGTCGACCACGGTCATCAGGCGCTGCAGGGTGGTGGGCACGAACGGCTTGAGGGTGCCGGCCGAGGCCGACTGAGAGCCCTCGATCTTGTCGATCAGGCTGGTCAGGGCCGGGTCCATGCTTTTGATCTGATTGAGCGGGGCGGTGACGAACGGCCCGAAGTTAGGCAGCCCGACCCGCTCCAGGCCCGGGTTGATCTGATTGACCTGGCCGGTCAGCGCCCCCGGGATGGGCAAGGTGGCTTTCATGCCGGTCACCGCCGCGGCGTGGGTCAGCACGTCGAGCGCCGCCCCCGAGGCCGGGTAGACGAAGTACTCCTGGCCGGTCTGGGGATCGGTGTGCAACACCCCGGTGTGCTGCAGGCCGGAGTTGATGAGCTGCGCCTTACGGAAGGCCCAGGGCGCCACCACCGCGGTGCGGGCCCAGCGTTTGTAGAACTGCTCCTGAGCGAACCAGAAGGGCATGAGGTTGCGGGTCAGGGTGGAGAACTGGGATTTGAGTTCCGGGTCGTGGATGAACGGGGTGGTCAGGCTCATGGCCCGGTCCATGGCGTTGTCGTGCACCATCTGCTCGATGGTGTCGGGGTGGAATCCGGCCTGGGTCCAGCGTTCGGCCAGCCCGCCCGGCCCCTCGAGAGCGGCCCGGGAGGCGGTGTAGTTGTGGATGAACATGGGCTGGCGGGAAATCCAGTCCATCATGGGGCCGATGGCCTTTTCGAAGACCCGGTTGGCCATCTGGGTCAACAGGCCGCCGTTGGCGGTCAGCACCGGGATCTGCTCCGGGCCTTTGACGTGCTCGGGCCGCAGGTCGGGGTCGATCTCGCCCAGCGCCTCCACCGACGGGGCTTTGCGGTTCTCGAGCAGATGGTCGGCCAGGCCTTGGATCTCGTCCCCGTTGGGCGAGTACAGGTGGGCGTCGACCAGTTCGTTGACGGCCTGGGCGTGATCCATGGCGGCGTCGCGTTCGGTGGTCTCGCCGGTGGCGATCAGGCTGCCGTCGCGCGTGCCCTGGGAGCGCACGAAGCGTTGCCACAGCTTGGGGTAGCGCTGGATCAGGTCGGCCACCTGGTTCTGCCGGACGATGGGATCGGCGTCGCGCAACGTCATGGAGGTGCGGGCCCAGGCGCTGTTGGCCAGGCTGTCCAGCTGGCGTTTGTAGGCCATCAGATAGTGGGGGTCGCCCACCTTCATCTGCCGCCAGTTGCCGGTGTCGGACAGCTCGGCGTTTAGGAGCTTGCCTTCCCTCAGCACCTTCTGGACCGGGCGGCCGCCGACCTCGTAGCCGCGCTCGGAGGCCGAGATGTGTTTGGCGAAGGCCTCGGAGCCGAGCACGTCGTGGTCGTAGAGTTTGGACAGGCCGTAGCCGTAGTCGTTGTCGGACAGCCGGTTGGTCACCTTGGCCAGCGAGTTCGACACTACCTGGCGCATATGCGCCACCACCACGTCCTTGGGGGTCTTCAAGGTGGCCAACACCCCGGTAGGCAGGCTGCCGGCCACCTGCTCGAAGGCGGCTTTGTCGGCGTCGGTCTTGGCCGCATCAGCCACCTCTTCGGGGCTGCGCTCGGCTATTTGGGCCAGCCGGTCGGCGGCGGAGGCGCCCGAGCCCGCCACCCGGGCGCTGATCCAGTTGCGAAAGCCGTCGGACAGCCCGAAGCGAACCGCCTCCTCGCCGCCGGCCCGGAGCGCAAAGCCCACCCGGGCCAGGGTCAGGGCCCGCCAGGGGTCCATGAACCGGCCCAGGAAGTCAGCGTTGATGGGGCCGGTGACCCGGCGCAGCAAACCGACCTTCTTGGAGTTGAGGTAGTAGGTGCGAAAGTCGGGCACGGCCCAGCGCTCGTTGGCTTCGCCCTCGAGGATGCCGGCGTGGGTTTGCTGGCCGTCGACGTCGAAGAGGTCTTCGCCGTTGGGCGAGTACAGCCGCATGGCGTTCTCGCCCTCGCCGTGGGAGGTAAAGGAGCGCATGTACTGGTCGAACATCTCGGAGGCTTCGCCCCCGGCCCCTTCCCGTTCGGCCAGCTCCTTCATCATCCCGAAGTAGATGGCCTTCTTCATGCCCACGTTGGTGGTGGCGGCGAAGGCGTTGGTCAGCCGGTCGGCGGCCTGGGGGGTCAGGCCGTACATGGCGATGTTGCGGAACTTGGCCACCGCGTCGGGGGCGCCGGAATCAAAGGTGTCGCCGGGGTGGACCAACGTCAGGGCCCGCCGGGCGGTGGCGGCGGCGGTGTAGCCGGCCTGGCGGACGGCGTTTTGGGCCCCGATCTTGATGGCCGTGACCGGTCCGGACCCGCCGGTGGCCACGGTGTCGTCGGGACCGAGGCCGGTGATGGTGGCCGGGCCGTCGTCGGCGAAGTTGATGGCTTTGGTCAGCTGCTCCTTGACCGCCACCTTGGCCATGCCCACCCGGGACAGGTGGGGCATGACGCCGCCATCGAAGCCCATGACGTGCGCCGGGTTGCCTTTGATGATGGCCATGGTCCCGGCCAGGTCGTCGGCGAAATAGTTGAGGACCTTGTCGGGGGTGTCCAGCCCCCGCTGGGCCATGTCATCGACGACCGGGGCCAGGCCCCCGTAGTTTCTGATCACCCCCACCTGGTCGCCGGCCGCCAGTTTGCTGGCGATGTCGTCGAGGCTTTTGCGGACCGCTACGCCGGTGGATCCGCTATCGGCGGCCAGGCGGCGGACGTCGTCGGCGTTGCGGACCAGGAACCGGGCCGTCTGGGCCCCTTTGGCCAGCTTGCCGCCCAGCAGGGTGGGGTCGGAGTACCAGTCCATCAGGCCGTCGATGCCGCCGGAGAGGACGTTGCCGGCGTCGGGGTGGTTGACCAGGAAGTGTTCGCCGACCAGCATCCGCCCCACCGACACGTGGCCGGCGTTGAGTTGGGATACGGCTTTGGTGATGGCCGGGTCGGTCAGCTTCTGGGCGATGGCGGCCTGATCGGCGGGGGCGGCCGCCTTGACGATCTGGTCCGGGGTGGCCCCGGTGGCCAGCTTGTAGGCCAGGGCGTAGTCGTTGGGATCCAGTTGGGCTGAGACCTGCCGGGTGACCTGGGGCAGGATGAACTTGGTGCCGTTGCTGGTCTCGTCGAAGGCCCGGGCCCATTCGGGCACGTTCATCAGCTTGGAGAAGGTCGGGCCCAGCTGGCTGGGATTGGAGATGGTGCCGATGGCGGTGCCGGCTTCGACCCCGCCGGGCAGGGTCTGGATGGCCCCGGCCAGGGCGTTGCCGAGGAATCCCCCCTCGCCGCCGGTGGTGGCCTGGTTGGCCACGTCGTAGGCCGTCCGCTCGAGGTGCTGCTCGAAGCGCAGCGGCGTGCCCATGGCGTGCAGGGCGCCGCCGATGACCGGGGCGGTGGCCACCCGGGAGACCAGCCGGGTCACCGGGTTGGAGACCACGTCGTGGACCAGGCGTCCGAACAACCCCTCATGGCCGGGCGCCGGTGGCGGGGGGGCCTGCAGCGGAGGCTGGTAGCCGGCCGCCTGCAGGCTGTTCTGGATGCCGACCGGGGCGCTGCCGTAGGCCTGTTGCTGCACCCCCAGGGGCTGGGCCGACAGCTGCCCGGCCTGCACCGCCGAGTTGACGTAGTGGGCCACGGCCTGGGTGGCGATGGCGGCGTCGTCGGGGCTGGCCGCGGAGGAGGCGATGGCCGAGGCCACCTCCGGGCTCGAGCCCGGGGCCGCCCCGGCGGCCGCCGCCAACATGAGACCGAGGTCGCTCACGGCCTACTGCCCGTTGGCGACGGCGTGATTGGCCAGTTGCTGAACGGCCGAGGATCCGGTGGCCTGGGCCACCTGGGTCAATAGCGCCGAGAGACCCAGGCCGGGGGCGGCCACCGCCATGGTGGGCAAAGCCTCCGGGCCGGGGCCGACGCCCATGGGGGCGCCGTGGGTGACCGGCTCGCCCGGGCGGTTGGTGAAGGCGTCGACGGGGCCGAGGGCGCCGGGACCGGGGGGCGGGGGCGGGCCGCCGATAGCCGGCCCCGGCGCGGTGGGAGCCGGAGGTGGCCCCGCCGGCCCAGCGCCGGGTGGCGGGATAAGGCTGGGCGGCGGGGCCATGGGCACCGTGCGCTGGGCCTGCAGCTGCTGCTGGGCCTTGCCGTAGGTCTGGTCGGTGGCCACCCGGGCCGGCAGGCTGGGCTGGGAGGACAGGTCGGTCCGGTTGGGGTATTGCTGGCCCGGGGTGCCCGGCCGCATGCCCCCCGGCGCCTGGCGCACCCGGGGCATATCAGCTCACCCTTCGAGGCCGCAGGGCGGAGAACAGCTGAGCCATGTGCTGCACCCCCGGGGTGGGGGCGGCCAGCGTCTGGCCGGGCGGGTTCTGCTGACCCAGGCCCAGCTGGGCGGCCACGCCGGGCGCCATCAGGCCGGGCGGCCCACCTCCTCCGGGCCCTCCGGGGGGCGGCGGACCCCCCAACCCGGGAGGGGCCGGGCCACCCGGCCCCGGGGCCCCGCCGGGCGGCAAACCGGGCGGAGCCCCAGGTCCCTGGCCCGGCTGCGCCGCCTGGGCCTGGGCCTGGATCTCGTCGTGGATCTTCTGGAAGGCCTCGTAGATCTGCATCTGGCCGGTTTTGACCAGCTCCACCATGCGGGCCACCTCGAGGGGGCCGATCTGGCCGGCGGCGATGGCCTGCTCCAGGGCCGAGAGCATGGCCTTCTCCATGGACTCGGTGGTGATGCGACGGTGCTCGCGTTCGGAGTCGTCGATGTAGGGGTCCATGTCCTGGGCGGTGCGGATGGACATCTCTCCGAGCCCCAGGCGCTGGCCCAGCCCGATGGCCAGGCTGTTGGCGTCGGCCCCGGCGTGGGGGAAGGACACCACGTTGGTGTCGGACTCGAAGTGGATGAGCGGGATGTAGTCGGCCTGGCCTTTGACCTTGGCGAAGTTGACCACGAAGAACTTGTGCTCGGAGCCGAAGTACTCCCGCATGATCTTGATGCCGAGGGCGTTCTCCTCCTGGTAGGACAGGGCCAGGGTCTCCTGGGCTTCCTGCACCCAGAAGTCCACGGTGGCGCTGAGCAATTGCTCGCCGGCTCGGCCGGTGCGGACGTTGGTGGGGGCCTCGCCGCCGAAGTCGGGGGAGATGCCGGCGGTGACGCGCTGGTTGCGTTCCAGCAGGTCCACGATCTGGCCGGTCTGGGGGCTCGGGGCGGCGGTGACCTCGCGCAGGTCGCCGCCTTTGACCCGGCCCACGATGCCGGCCCGGCCGTCGGGCTCCTCGATGATGTCGACGGTCTCGTTGGGGCGGCTGATGAACCAGGTGTCGGGGAAGATGGCCCGCTCGGCCGAGATCAGCCACAGGGCCATGGCCCGGGCCTGGGTTTTGTACAGGGCCGGCATGCCGTCGAACTGGGAGATGGGCTCGCCGAGGGAGGGCCGGGTGGGGTAGACCACGGTGCAGCGGCCCAGCCGGTTGGGGAAGCGGGTCAACTCCACGAAGGGCTTGCCGCTGGCCTTGGGCACGCTGCCCCACACCATGTGGGGCTGCTCGGGGGCCTGGCCGATGGCGATGAGCACGTGCTCTTCGTCGTCGACGTACTCCACCAGTTCGATCTCGGTGTCGGGGCTGGGGTTTTGGCCCAGGCTGAGCTGGCGGATCTGGGTCGGGTAGGTGCGGTCCAGCCAGGCCAGGGCCCGTTTGAAGGCCATGATGCAGTCGGCCGGGATCAGGTCCACCGGGTCCATGGGGGCCGGGAAGGTGGTGAGCGGGTCGACGGGCTGCCAGGCCGGGATCTGCTTTTTGAAGTTGGGGCGCATAACCACCGGGGCGGCGGCGTAGCCCACGATCCAGCGGGCCCGTTTGCGCTGCAGGCGATCGAAGCGGTTCAGCTGCCACCAGGAGTAGGTGGCCAGGGCCCGGCGGCGGGCGAAGTCCTCGGCTCGCACCGACCCCGGCTTGGTCGGGGTGTAGAGCACCGACGGCAGGGTGGAGGCCACCCGCATGGCCATCTGGTCCAGGCCCTGGGCGATGAGGTTGGCCACCGCCGCGGCCTCGTTGCGGTCCAGCTCGGGCAGGGGGACCTGGACGTCGCCGTAATAGATGTCGCGCAGCTGGGCCATGCGCTGCCGGGAGGGGCCGGCGCTGGCCCGGCGCTGGCGGTACCAGTCGACGATGGTGGCGGCCGGGGTGGTCATGGGCTTTTCACCCGGGCCAGTTCCTCCAACAGTTCGGGGTCGTTCTCCCGGCAGGCGGCCCAGAAGGCCTGCTGGCAGGGACCACAGCGATTACCCCCGGCGGTGGGCCGCCCGCAGTCGGAGCAGGTCAGCACGGTCGCCTCGGCCGCCTTGGCCCCCCGGGTGTCGTCGAGGGTGACCACTTTGATCTTGATGCGGTCGCCGGGGTGGTGCTCGATGTGGTGCCCGGCGGCGAACTGGGCGGCCTCGGCGGTGGTGAACACCCCGACCGCTTCGACCTCGCTGGTGACCTTGACGGCCTGGGGGGTGAAGATGGACAGCGGCCCGCCGGTCAAGGGCTGGGTGGGGTCGCGACCGCGCGACATGCGCTCGCCCACGGCGATGACCGACCACACGATCATTTGGAAGCCAGCCTTTGGTTGTCGACGAAGATGCGGGGGTTGTCGGCCAGGAGGGCCAGGATCTGGGTTTCGCTCTCCGCGCCACTGATCACCGCGCTCTCGGCGAAGGCGGTCTGGTCGTCGTCGGTCATGGGGGTGTCCCAGGGGGCGTCGAGGGGGGTGTAGGTGTTCAGGCGGGTGGCTCTAGTCACGGGCCGCCACCAATCGTTTGGTCCTTTCCTCCCGGCGCCAGCCCCAGGTGTTGGAATGGCGCAGCCAGGACGGCCGTTGCTGTCGGGGCAGCGGTTTGCCGGTGGGGACCAGATGGGGCAGGTGCCACTCCACGAACCATTGGGCCATCACGCAGTCGTCGGTGCGCCAGGACGGCCAATGGGTGACCTCATCAATCAACTTCTGGGAGGCCAGGTAGGCCGGGCCGGCCCGGTAGGGCAGGCGGACCAGGCCGTGGTGGTAGATGGGGCCCATGGTCTGCACCCCGTATTGCTCGTCGGACTTGTTGGCCGCGGTTTGATGGGGAATGAGTGAGACCCGGTGGAAGGCCAACCAGCGCCGCATGTGCTCGAACTGCAGCATGTAGCGCTGGGCGGCGTTGGCTTCCACGATCCAGTAGCCGATGGGCACCCCGGCGGCGGCGGCCCGGGTCTGCCAGGCCTCGGCCACTCCGGTGTAGGCCCGGGTGGACTCCGACCAATCCAGAAAGGTGGGGGCGTCCATCTTCTGGCGGATGTGGTCCAGCAAATAGCGCTCGTAGGGCACGCCGTCCACGCAGCGGATGACCCACCACTGGATGGACCACCAGTTGACCGCCGAGGGGTCGACGGTGGCCACGCTCAGCAGATCGCCGGCCAGGCCGGGCGGCAACTCGCCGATCCCTCTCTCCCGGTCCACGCAGCCGGGGAAGTGCTCGCCGGTGCGGGGGTCGCGCCCGCCGGTGACCCAGATGGCGTCCACCAGGACGTTGGACGGGTCGACGTCCTCTTGCTGGTAGATGACCTCGAAGTTGTTGCGGGGGTTGGCCATCTCCGAGCGCAACTCCCGCCAAGGCAGCCTTCTCGGATCCAAGAGGCAGCCCTGGGGGTAGTAAGGGGCGTCGAGTTCGTGTTGGCCCTCACAGCGCTCGAGGTAGTGGGCCTTGAAGACCACGTGGTGGTACTTGGCCGGGCGGCCCTTATCCTCGCTACTGTCGATATCCTCGCCCTCGGGGAAGACCCGCTTGTCCAGGGCGTAGCGGTACAGGTCGTCGGCGCCCATGCGCTGGCCCTGCAGGACCAAGAGTCCCGCCGGCTCGAGGCGTTTCTCGGCTACGTCGTCCCACCACTCCTGCTGGGTCTGGCGGCTTTCGATGGTGCGCAGCACTCGCAAGTCCACCAGGTCGTCCCAGACGATGAAGTCGTAGCGCAT